GCCCTCTACAACCACAACCACAACTACCCCCCCTACCCCCCCGAAGCGGGGGTGGGGGAGGGGAGGGGTTTGGGAATGGATCCCCCGGCACTTCCCTTGGTACGGATCCCCTTGGGACCCCTTCGTGGCCGACGGAGTTGGGTGCGTTGATGGAGTTGCGGGAGTTCATCCTGACGGCTGCGAGCGTTCAGGAGCGTTCGGACTTGGAGGCGTTGTTCCGGGAGGATCCTGCTGCGTGGCTGGCGTTGACGGCGTGGACCTACCGGGTGAAGGAGACTGGCCCTGACGGCAGGGAGCGTCCTGCGGCCGTCCGTGACGTTCCGTTCGTTCCGTGGCCCGTGCAGGTGTCCTCGATCCGCCGGATCGCTGCCTGCGTGCGTGACGGGCGTGACGTGGTGATCCGCAAGAGCCGTGACATGGGTGCGTCGTGGCTGGTGGTTGGGCTGGCTGCGTGGGGGTGGTTGTTTCACGGGTGGCAGAGTTTGCTCGTCAGCCGCGTGGAGGACAATGTCGACCGGACGGGTGACCCTGACTCGTTGTTCTGGAAGGTCGATTACATCCTGTCGAGTCAGCCTTCGTGGCTGTTGCCCTGTCCGGCTGACCAGATGCGCAAGGGCGGGTCGTTCCGCCAGCACATGGTGCTTCGGCATCCGTCGAGCGGGGCGACGATCGCGGGTCAGGCGAGCGGTGCGCACATCGGTCGTGGCGGTCGGCGGACGTTCGTGCTGTTCGACGAGTTCGCGGCGCTGGAGGACGACGAGGCTGCGTGGCGTTCGGCTTCCGACACAACCTCTTGCCGCATCGCGCTTTCCACTCCGATCGGGTACGGGACGCGGTACGACAAGTTGGTGCAGGAGGCGCGTGGGACTGGCAATCCGGAGTTGGTGGAGATGCTGTATTACCACCACCCGGAGAAGGCGGTGGGGTCGGAGACGCGGGTGGACTTCGACGGAACCGTTACTGGCACCACCGGAGGCACTTACGTCTGGACCCCGTGGCTTGGCGACCAGTTGCGCAAGCGCGACAAGGTGGATCTGGCGCAGAACGTGTTCGCGGAGGCGATGGGTGCCGGGGCGGCGTTCTTCCCGAGCGTGGCGGTGACTGCGCACCGGAGGGAGTTCGGGCGGGAACCGCGGCGTGCGAACTGGGTGTCTGGTCGGTGGGTGGACAGCCCGACCGGGCGGTGGCGTCTTTGGGGGGCTGGTGACGAGGTCGGTTCGTATGCGGTGGGCATGGACCCTGCGTACGGGACCGGGAACCATGCCAGCGCGGTCGCGGTCTTGGACGCGGGGACGCGGCAGATGGTGGCGATGATGGTCGACGCCAACATCACGCCCGCGGACTTGGCCGCGGAGGTCGCCGACGTGTGCCGTGGGGCGTTCAGGGAGGCGGTGGTGGCGTGGGAGGTGAACGGACCCGGCCAGAGCCTCCAGCGCGACTTCGAGGCGCAGCGTTTTCACCGGGTGTGGAAGCCGCGCAAGGAAGGCAAGTCGACGCACGGGATCATCGACAGGGTTGGGTGGGTGTCGAGCGAGCAGTCGAAGCGGCTGTTGCTCGGCAACCTGTCGCGTGCGGTGCAGCAGGGCGAGGTGATCGTTCCCTGCACGGGTACGCTCGACGAGATGCTGGCGTACGTCCTCGACGGCAACGGCAGGGTGATCCCCGGCAGGCTCCGCGACGAGTCGACCGGGGCGAGGGAGAACCACGGCGACCGGGTGATCGCGCTCGCGCTCGCGTGGATGGCGATTGACGACGCGCCAGTTCCGGGTCAGGAGCATGAGGTGTATCCTGAAGGCTCGGCAGGGGATCTCTTGAAGCACTGGGAGGTATTCCGATGATCGCCAACGCAGAGCGCGTCCGTGACTGGTGCGACGAGAACGAGGTGACGACCATGTTCGCCGACGGACTCGACGACGCCGTCATCGGAATAACGCGGGATTTGAAGACCGGGAGTTACCGCGTGGTCTATGACACACATCGCGTCGTGAATGTCTTGGTGAACGACCAAGGCATGGACTACGACGATGCGATCGAGCACCTTGAGTGCAACATCGTCTGCGCGTACGTCGGCGAGTCGACCCCCGTGTGGTCGTTCCTCCCGGCGCTCGACGAGGAGGAATGATGGCTAGGAAGCGTGGACCGAACCTCTCGGTCGGCAGGGGCGAGAAACTCCCGGTGTCGAAGGGCGCGGGGCTGACGGCCAAGGGCCGGGCCAAGTACAACCGTGCGACCGGAAGCAAGTTGCAGGCCCCGACCAAGGACAAGGACAACCCGCGCCACAAGTCGTTCTGCGCCCGCAGCAGGTCGTGGAAGGGCGAGCGCGGCAAGGCTGCACGCGCAAGGTGGGGGTGCTGACATGGCGAAGAACTCGTTGGTGGGCAACATCAACCGTCGGAAGCGTCTCGGGATCTCGCGCCCCAAGTCGCAGTCAACCGTGAGCGCGAAGCAGTACGCCGCAATGAAGCGCGGCTGGAAGAAAGGCAAGTGATGCCGAAGGTCGGAAAGAAGACGTTCCCGTACACCGCGAAGGGCAAGGCAGCGGCCAAGTCCTACGCCAAGAAGACCGGGAAGAAGATGTCGAAGGGCAAGGGCTACTGATGCCCTTCAAGTCCAAGGCACAGCAGGGTTTCATGTTCGCCAAGCACCCGCGCATCGCGAAGGAGATGGCTTCCAAGACGAAGTCCATGAAGCGCCTTCCCGCCCGCGCCAAGAAGAAGGGAAAGAAGTGATCGAGAACGTCGCTCTCTGCGTCGCATGCCTCGTCCTCGGCGGTTTCGGCGGGATCGCCCTGTGCCGCAAGTACGGATGCAGGGTTTCCTGCAAGGTTCCCGCCAAGAAGGGCAAGAAGCGGTGAACTTCCTCAAGGTCAGGCAGACGCACTTCCCGGTCGACTCGATCGCGCAGATCGACGAGATCGGCGGGCGCGTCCGGGTTTCCCTCGCCACCGGGGTCAAGATCGACCTTGACCCGGTCGAGGGGGAGAGGGTGCTGCGGCAGGTGTCGGGAAACGTCCCTGCGCCCGCTAGCGTCCCGCAGCAGGACACCGCGCAGGTCGTCGCGCTGATGTCCCGCGTGTCCGCGCTTGAGGCGAAGGTCGCCTCGATGCGGAACGACAACGACAAGGCACGGATGAAGCACCATGCTTGACTTCGGCAACATCGCCAACATCCGCGACGAGATCGACCGTGCGGAGTGGTTCCGCGACCAGCACTTCCAGACGCCGAAGGAACTCCGCGAGTGGTTCTGCGGGCAGGGCTACCGCGACGGCTACGGGGCGAACCACCCGGAGAACGCGGTCCATGCGTACGTCAGCATGGTCCTTCCGCGCATCATCCACGACAACCCGAAGGTGCGCGTGACGAGCGCACGACCGTCCGTGCAGCGCACCGCCTGCGTCGCGATCAAGGCGGCGCTCAACAGGTGGTCGCGCATGACGAGGCTCCGCGGCACGATCGAGCGCATCGCCACCGACATGCTGCTCGGTTGGGGCGTGAGCATGACGGTGAACGAGCCTCGCGGCCACGACCGCAGTTGGGACGGCAGCGGCCCGTACCTGCCCCGCGTCTACAGGATCGACCCGGAGCGGTTCATCATCGACCCTGCCGCGATGCACTGGGAGGAGGCCCGCTTCATGGGCCACGTCTGGGTCTGCGACAAGGAGGACCTGCTCCGACGCGCCGAACTCGACGAGACGTGGAACAAGGAGGCGATCGAGCGCCTTGCGACCAACAACGGCGTCGACGAGTTGCGCGACAGCCGAGACATCCCGGAGAGGCGCGAACTCGCGATCTACGAGATCTGGGTCCCGGAGATGGCAGACGCAGCCGCCGAACTCATCGACGAGGCGATGGACTCTGCGCTGTTCAACGGCACGATCTACACCGTCGCCAAGTACCAAGGCGGTTCCAACGACTGCCAGTGCGAGTTCATCCGCCAGCCGCTCCCATACTACGGCCCGGCGAACGGCCCGTACACGGTCTTCGGCGCGTTCTGCGTCCCGAACGACCCGTACCCGATGTCGCCGATCGTCGCCTGCCGCGACCAGATCCAGTACGCGAAC